CGACTACTCCATGTATGAGAGCGTCTTCCGCACCCCCGACAAGGTGGGCAACCTGTACCGGGAGGACGGATGCAAGGGACGCGAGTATGACCGTGGCGGACGTCTGCTGTGGGACGGCGAGTACCATTACCGCTACGACTGCGAGGGCAACCTCGTACACAAGAGCCGCAGGGATGTGTCCGTTCCGGAAAACGGGCACACCGAAAAGAAGGGATGGCTCGGTATGCTGTTCTCTGCGGATGATGCCGACAACAAGGACAACAGCCTTGAGACCGACCCGTTCGCCGGCTGGCAGCAAGGTGACACCTGTTACAAGTGGCAGGCCAACGGTATGCTTGCCGGGGTGAGGACTCCCGACGGCAGGACGGTAACGTTCGGCTATGATGCCCTCGGCAGAAGAATATCCAAGAGGACGGGCAACACCGTGCACCGTTTCGGCTGGGACGGCAACGTGGTGCTGCACGAATGGGACACCGACGAAGCCCGGAGGCCGAGGCTCGTCACGGACGAGACCGGACGCGAGGAATACGACGGCACGGAGAAGCCGGATAACCTTGTGACATGGGTCTATGACGGAACGTCGTTCACTCCTGTGGCGAAGGTCACGGACGGGGAACGCTACACGATAGTGCATGACTACCTCGGTACGCCGACGCAGGCATACGACAGCAAGGGAGAGCTTGTGTGGGAGATGCTGCTGGACGTGTACGGCAGGGTGGCGGAATGCCATGGGAATCGAACGCTCGTGCCGTTCCGCTATCAGGGGCAGTACGAGGATGAAGATACGGGACTGTATTACAACAGGTTCAGGTACTACGATCCTAATGCAGGTAGTTACTTGTCGCAAGATCCGATAAAGCTGAAAGGTGGTGGGCGATTATATGGGTATGTTCGAGATTTAAATATATCTATCGATTTATTCGGGTTAGATAGAGAACATATTATTTTCCTTTCCGACGGTGGTGGCGTTATACCTCCCCAAACCATGAGTACTACGAATCCACATGGGATATTTACAGTAGATGCGACAGGTTCTTATTATGATGATAGAAAAGCATTAGCAAATGTTGCAGGAATAGATGACCCTGGCAAAAATTGGAGAGCACACCATATTGATTATGATCCTAAAACAAATACAATGAGGATGCAATTTGTTCATCAAGACTATCATAGCTATTCGCACGTTGGTGGAGCAGATGATTTTTATAAAAATACTGGCTTCAAGTATGGTAGTGACGAAGCTGTGGCGGAAGCAGCAAAAAGAAATGAAGCAAAAATAAAAGCAAGTTGTTCATAAACAAAAAATAATATGTCAAACAAACCATTATTTATAAGCAATCAGATTCCTTTTGATAATCAATGGAAAAAGTTAACTGTCAAAGATATAGAAGAGACTATTTCTTGTGATTTTTTTGGAAAAAAGGAATTCGTAGAATTTTATTTGGTAGCAAATGGAGGAAATTTCACAAAAGGAGCATATATCTATCGTGATAACTTTTATTCAATTACCAAAGGAGATTATAATTCCTTAGAAGTAAGTAGTTTCTTTAATATTCCCTTGATTGGGGATAATGAAGATTCAGAATATACGATATCTATCCCTGATGCTATTAATAGGAGATGTGGTTCTTCTGCAAAATTTGATGATTTTATTTCATTTAATATTCCATTTGCCGACAACTTTGGAGATAATGACTTTTGGATTGATATTCAAACTGGAGAAGTTAAATATATAGATTATGAGTCAAGTTATAATCCTGATGACGCTATAATAGTAGCACCGTCTTTTATTGATTTTTGTCAAAGTCTTCAAGGTAAACGACGTTTATGAAGCCACGAGTCCAATAGTACGTAAGTATTGTCAAATATAGAAAATTGATGTTTTGTATTGAACATTGTTTAAATCTATTAAGCCCAAGTATTTTTAGCGAAGATGAATTATCTATGCTGAACACTGGTATAAATATATGGCGTAACAAATATGATAGAGAAAAATTGCATGAAATGAACTTGTGCTTTTCTCGGATTTGGGCTACTCACAATTATGAGGATAAAATAAAAGATAATGCAATGCAGGCAACAGCGTTTATATTGACCCCATATGAAGGGGGGAGTCCTGAAACATATTTAAGACCATTCGCTTTTGAATATTTTATGGGATATATGCTATATACAAATGTAGATTGGAATACTTTGCGTAAAATCATATAATTAAAGATTATACGGATTTAATTGATTTTAGTAATATGTCAAATTAAGAAAACTACCCACTTCATGTTACTTGCGGACAGTCATATCACTATGGTAGTCGGGGTTGACGTCCATGTGACGACAGCTCCCCCCTTCAACCCCATCCATCCCTACATGGGTATGGTGATGGACCCCGCCGACTACATACCGTTCCTTGGCACGAACGTAAGCGTGAACGGGCTGAAGCGTGGCGTCTCGGACACCGGCGGCATGATTATCCCCCTGGCGCACATCCCGCTTGCCGGGCCTTTCGCCATGGCCTCCATGATCGGTCACGAGAGCATGAACTTCTTCGCCTCGCAGACCGTGTTCTGCGACGGCAGCCGCATGAGTCCGAAGGGTCATATGGTGATGACCTGCAACGACGTGGGCATACCGCTGTCGGCAGGTATAGGCAAGAACAAGGCTGGAAAGACACGGCTCATACCGAGCCTTTTCGCCCCGACCTCCTTTTCCCTCCCTGTCCCCACGGGCAAGCCCGTCATGGTGGGCGGTCCCTACGTCCCCGACTGGGGCGGAATGCTGGCGGGACTTGCGGCGAGCATAGGGTTCAGTTCCCTGAT